AGATCTTCAGTGGTTATTGGAAACAACAGAAAAATTCTGTCAAGACAAAGCAATCTACAATGCCGTTGTTGCGTCAATTAGTATATTGGATGAACCCGAAAAATCTCAGTCGGATAAAGGTGCGATCCCTGATTTGCTTACCTCTGCACTTTCTGTTAGTTTTGACCCTCATGTGGGCCACGATTATCTTATGGACTCTGATGATCGCTATTCATTTTACCATAATGTCGAAAAGAAAATTCCATTTGATCTGGAATATTTCAACAAAATCACACAAGGAGGATTATCCACTAAAACCTTAAATGTCGCTTTAGCAGGGACAGGTGTTGGTAAGTCCTTGTTTATGTGTCACATGGCTAGTAATGCATTATCTCAAGGTTATAATGCATTATACATAACATTAGAGATGGCAGAAGAACGAATAGCAGAACGAATTGATGCAAATTTATTGAATATTAACTTAGATGATCTAAAACTTCTTCCTAAATCAATGTATGATAAGAAAATAAATGATATTAAGAATAAAGTTAAAGGAAGATTAATTATTAAAGAATATCCTACCGCATCTGCAAGTACAAATCATTTTAGGTCATTATTTAATGAATTAAATCTTAAAAGAAATTTTAAACCAGATATTGTTTTTGTGGATTATATTAACATATGTTCTTCATCCCGAATTAAGCAAGGAGTGTATGTGAATTCATACAGTTATATAAAATCTGTTGCGGAAGAACTTAGAGGATTGGCAGTTGAGTTTAATGTTCCTGTTATGTCAGCAACACAAACAAATCGTCAAGGATTTCAAAATGCAGATGTGGGACTAGAAGATACTAGTGAAAGTTTTGGCCTTCCTGCAACAGCAGATTTTATGTTTGCTCTTATTAGTAATGAAAATTTAGAAGAATCTGGTCAAATGTTAATAAAACAATTGAAGAATAGATATAGCGATCCTACTTCTAATAAAAAGTTTTTAGTTGGGGTAGATAGACCAAAGATGAGACTTATTGATTTAGGAGATAAATCTCAAGCTGATTTAGTTGATACAGGTAAAGATTTGGTTGATGACAGCATCCCTGTTTTTGACCGCAGTAGTGGAAATGTAAAAAAGACGAAAAAAGATTTCGGGGAGTTTAAATTTGAGTGATGACAAAGTTATAAGCCTGGAAAACTATAAGAAAGAAAAAAACAAAATAGTACCTTCACTCAAGGCTTTTCTACTTGATGGGTATTACATCCTTCCTGAAATGGGAATAATGATTCATATCTTATCTATTACAGATAAAAGTGTACATTATACCTCAGAAATGATCTACGTGATGGAAGATCAGTACGGTAATTTCTTTGCTGATACAGTCGAAGAAGAAACTTGTGAGGGGTGGGAGGAACTTGACGAAGAAGTATTTACGACTGCTGTAGAAAAAAATATACCAACATCACCTTGGGATCGATAGTGGAACGAGTTATAAATATTTAAAAGGAAAATATGTGGACAATTAAATTTTGTGGTCGAAAATATCGTCCACAAGCAGAAAGTCTTACTGTTGATATGAATAATGCTGGACTTCACACTACCTACGTAGAAGGTGACAAGGGTCAGTTTGAATTGTTTAAAGATAATGCCTCGTATATGAAAGAAGAAGGGCGTGATGGGATACCCAAATTCTTTACTCTTGAAGACGTAGAGCGAAGACTCGGTGGGCTAGGAGAATATTAATTTATGGGTATAGATTTTATTGCTCTATTCATTTGGAATTATGGGCTCATGACCGCTATAATTTATGCTTGGATACAGTCATTATGAAAGAAAAAGATAACAATATTCAAATATTCATCAATAAGAAAGAAATGTTGTATTCTCGCCAAAATATGATAACGGCAATTAATACATTTCTTTTATATTTTACTAATTCAGATTTGGATGAATTGAACGATAGGTGTAAGTCTCTGAAAGAGCATAGACACCAACAAGAACAACAAGCTAATCTAGAAGAAAATAGAACTCCTATTCTATCAAATCGATGGGATACATAATCGAAAGCGATCCAAGTGTGGGTATCAATAATTCTTTTTACATTTTCGTTGAATGCACAAATAGACCAACATTTCAAGAGTAAAGAATTGTGCTGGGAGTTTTACGAAAAACATCCTCTGCTCTACAGACAAATAGATGAAGCATTTCCCAAAGATTATTATGTAAGGTTATACAATAGTGATGAACACGGTCTTGTATGGATAACTTGTGAAAAGTTGTCAGACCTGAGGGGGAATGATAATTCTAAATTCCCATTAAATGTACCACTACCAACACCGAAATAGGAAAAACATGATACCAAAACATCAAGGCGTAGATAATACATTAGTGATTTCTGTTCTAGCATCAATTGCAGGAGCATTACTCGCATGGAACTGTATAATAGTATATGATATACAAAAAGACGTAAAAGAAATAAAAACTACAGTGAACGATATGCGCCAAAGTTACTTAGATTACAAGAAAGATTTAAAATGAGTATAGAATATTACGAGGCTCAGTATTCACGTAGCAAAAAAGCGATGCAAAATAAAAATAAATTGCTGTGGCAAGAATGGCGTGAAGATTTCGATAAACGACAAAAATTAAAAGAAGAACAATGGCCGGTTGCATGGGACTTCAAAGTATGTTAAGTCATGAAAGAGAAAACTATAGCTGGGGTGTTGTACAAGATTTAATAGAGAGAGAAGTTAACTTAGCATTTAAATTAAGAGAACCACCTAAAATGCCATCTAAAAAAGAGATAAAACAAACTATAAAAAAGACTATAAAACAACAGCGAAAAGATTTACTCAAAAAAAGGGCTGGAGCCCCACTAAGTCAAGAAGAATGGATTCGATTGACCGATTAAACTAATTAGTAGACTACAGGGAGGTATTATCAGCTATATTCACATAAAGAAATGGACTGTTGCTACGGTTCAAGTAATATATTATATACCAGATTATTTACATATTGTAAATGAATTCATGTGGCAGACTGAGGATCAATTACCAGAATATCCACGTATTACCAAATTCCTAGACTATTGGGATAAGAACATAGATGGTCCAATAAAAGAAGTATTCATCTATGATCAAGAGCAATCTAAGATCAGGCGTGTAGATAGAACATATAAGATAAACTAATATGAAGAATTGGGTGATCATCATCATTGTGTTAGTAGCATTAAGTCTTAACGGATGTGCAAAAGACGCAACAGCTGAAGACTCACCAATTACCACGCCTGCTAAAACATCCACCGAAACAAGAACTAATTTATCTACTGAGGTGATATGGATCGCTATAGTCACTATTTGGAACCCCGTCAATAGAACAATAGACAAGGAATTTACATCTGAAGTAAACTGTTGGAACTACTATGAAAATGGAGTGGGAGAGAGTAAATTCAGCACACAACATTTAGACCATCAAGGTAATAAGCCTGACAAAAACTACATGAACAAGAATCGCCCTCCACACCGAGAATACCCAACTAGAATGTATCACGGTATCACCGATGAGCAAGGGCAAGTCTGGCTAACATGCGACATAAAAGGAACATATAAAGGATTATAAATGAAAAATGGAGCTGACCAATAGTATAAATATATCAGTAAAATATATTTCAACATAAGGGAATGAATGAAGACATTTATCAATTTTTCTGAAAATAAATCTTTTCTGGATGATCTACTAGAATATAGCATATATGATTCAAAATATGGTGTAGGTGAAAAAGTAGTCGTTAAAATAGATAAAATTAATACCGTATCTGAATTTTTAGGTGTTAAAATAGATGCATCCACCATTTTAACAAAAGTGAGCCCTAGTTCTACTGCCAAAGAAGTACAAGTAGGATCGGGTGGGGATCAAGAAGTATATTTAGAAGTTGGTGGTAAAACATTTGTTTTAAAAGGATCAGCTGCTACAATCAAAAACTATTTTAATGGTTACAAAGACGGTACGGGAATCACATGGAAAGCAGATTCAATAGAAACTGCTCAATGTTTGGGACTTTATTATGATGCAAATGCTGCATTAGCAAAAATAGGTAAAGCAGGTGGTACACCATCTAGTAGTGTTACATCTTCAATTAAGTCAGAAATAAAGTCAGCCCTCGGAGGTGGTCAAGATTGGGATAGTGGTGGAGTAGCAAAAATTACATCCAAACTTGATGATATTAGTTTAGGTGATATGAATTTACTTTTGGGATTAGCCGCAGGAATGCAACTATTCTGGGAAAAGGTAGGCAAATCTTCACTTGGAACGGCTTATATAACTCATGGTAAAATTAAAAGTTATTATTCTGCAGAAGAAAATAATCCAACTATTGAAGTTAGAGGATCAAAGGCTAATGCAGCAGATGTTATTATATCTAATGTACCTTCTGATAAACTACTTTTAGCAATGAAAAAGGGAAAAGTTGAATATGATAACAAATCAACTTGTACTATCGTAGATACAAACATTAAATTTCTCCAAATTTCATTGAAGAAAGCAAAAGGTGCGGCACAGCTTGGTAAGATTACTGCAATGTTACAAAAAAAGTATAATCTACCCAAATATGAAGTAATGTTGAAGACCTTATTAGATGAAGGATATCTAGATGAAGGATTCGGAGATTTTTTTTCTGGTGTTTGGAAAAAAATAAAAGGGTTTGTAGGTAAACTTAAAAGTTGGGTAAAGGGATTAACTAAAAAGTTTTCACAGACGTTTGATAAAAAAGTTAAAGGTGATTTAAATGATCTACAAAGACAATTTGATAAAATGTCAGGACCGAAGATTAATCTAAAGGAAGCCTTTAAATTCGATGAACAAGGATTTATTTGTGAAGGATTAAATTCAGAACTGAAAAAATTAGATGTCCCAAAATTAAATATAGTCAGAAAAGGAATCGAAAAACGGTTAAGTGATTTTTCATCAGCCGCTAGTTCACCAACATTTTCTTACAAAAAAACAGGGAGATTACATAGTAAGAATATGAAGGATGTAGGGGATATATATAAACTGTTTTCAAATTATACCGGTGTTTATGTTTTCAATGAGGTTATTTCTGCTAATTTAGGAGATATGAACAAATTAAAAAAAGAAATGATTGCAATGCAAAAAGAGATGTTATTTGGTAAGACCACTCTTCCAGTATGGAAAGTATACGGAATTGGTGGAGGGGGTGATCCTTGGGAAAATCTACAAGGAGCAAAAGAATTTGAAGAAGGGAAAGAATCGTCTTTTGCAGGTTTAGTTGGTGCTGTGTGTGGATTCCATGCCAATAGTACTGATGGAGGAAATTATTATGCACTTGAAAGTTCTTTTTTATATAACGTAGATCCAGAAGGAGTACCAACATATACTTTAAATCGTATGGGAACTAATCAAGGAGGCTCAAATTTTTCTTTTGTTTTTGAGGGAGCAACTACTATTGATGCTAAAAGGTTTGTGGACAAATATGGAAAGGCAAGTAAATAGTGTTCGCATTCTCATCATTCTTAACTGAAGCAAAGAACCTTCACATGGAACACCTTGAAGATGAGGTGTTAAATGGTGGAGTAAAAGGTACAAGAGGAGCAATAAGTTTCCTTCAAGGTTTAAGAGATATGTTAGCTGGACACTCTAATGCTTCCGTCAATGTAACCGTAAAATGGGATGGAGCACCAGCAGTGTTCGCTGGTATTAATCCGGAAAATGATAAATTTTTCGTAGGAACAAAAGGGGTATTTGCTAAGTCAGGTGGCAAATTAAACTATACTGAGGCTGATATCAATAAAAATCACCCTGGATCAGGAGCATCAAGCCTCAATAATAAATTGACGGTGGCTCTCAGAGAATTACCAAAAGTGAACATAAAAGGAATTTTACAAGGTGACTTTATGTTCGTAAAAGAAATGATAAAAAAAGAAACGATTAGTGGGGAAGATTATATTACATTTCAACCAAATACAATTGTTTATGCTATACCCGCTAAATCTAAATTAGCACGCAAAGTCTTATCTTCTACTATGGGAATCGTGTGGCATACTACGTATAATGGTTCTTCAATGGAAAGTATGTCTGCTTCTTTTGGAGTTAGTTCAGGAGCATTTAAAAAAAGTAATACGATATGGCAAGCAGATGCATCTTTTAAAGATCATACTGGGAGTGCCACTATGACAGCGACAGAGACTGGAGAGGTTACTAAAATATTAAGTAGCGCAGGAACTCTATTCCGTCAGTTAAATTCTAGTGTGTTAGAGATGATTTCAAATGATCCACAAACAGCAAGGTTGATTCAGACTTATACTAATAAGTTGGTAAGAGAAGGACAACAAATTAAAAATGTGAAAAAACATACGGCTGGATTAATTGCATTTATATATGACAAACTAAAAGCTGATATTGATAAAGTAAAACAAGCTAAGACTAAGGCGAGTAAGAAACTTATACTAGATCGATATGTAGGGTTTCTTAGGAAAAATTCTTCTGAAATTGTCAAGATATTTGCAATGCAAAACTTACTTATTGAAGCAAAACTATTAATTATTCGTAAGTTAGAAAAGATTAGAGGAATAACGACTTTGATGAAAACTTCTACAGGATATAAAGTAACAGCCCCAGAAGGATTTGTTGCTATAGATAAACTTACAGGTGGAGCGGTTAAATTAGTTGATCGCCTTGAATTTTCAATGCAGAA